ATGATCGCGGTCGAAGTGCTTGGTTGGGCTGTGATCGCCTTGATTGGTCTCGCGGCAGTGGCTTGTCTCGCCGCACTGTATGTCTACGTGCTCGTGGGGATGGGGATCCCGTGGCTGATCCGTGATGCGTTCCGGTGGCTGGCCGGCCATAGGAGCACCGAGGGATGAGCGAGCAGTGGTCAACCCCAACGCCTATTGATGATGTGACGCTAGCGTTCCCGGCGAATGCGCTGGATCTGATGCCTTCGCGCGAGGAATGCGAAGTTGGCCTAGCCGAGTTGAGCGAGAAGGATCGCCGCAAGTGGATCGACTTCCAGTCCCAGTGGTTTAGCTGTGGGCTACCGGAGGGCGTCGAGCTCCATATGCGGGACGGCATCGACGGCGAGATAGCGTTCCGGCATCTCTCGGCGATCCAGGGCTCCTTCGCTCCGAAGCACGAGCACAAGATGGAAGCAGTGGCCTATCTCGCGAGCCGGTGGATCAAGAAGGTCGAGATCCAGAAGTCGGCGGGGCATAGGAGGCCGGGAGCGTGAGCCGGGACTATGCACGTCTTGCCTGTTGTTGTGTTCTGTTGTTGCCGTTCGCGTCGTGTGGGTCGGCGTGGCAGGATCGCCAGACGTATGAATGGCCGGTGGCTACTGGTGTAGCGGTCAGGGAATGCGCGTCGCGTCGTGCTGGCGAACGGGTGATGCCCGAATCGTGGGAAGTGGTTTTTGAATGTGGGGTCGGGCTGCCGCGTGTGGTGTCTCGATGAGGTATAGGGAAGCGGTCTTGAGTGGGTTGACGGTGCAGCAGCGTCGAGCGGTCGTGCGTGCTCGAGCTGGTGTTCTGGCGCGACTCTGGGATAAAAAGCGTGGCGGCTGTAGGACTTGTCTTTCTATCTGTTCGACGTGCAGGTCGGGTAAATATATGGAAGGAAAGGACTATCGCGATCAAGGCCTGTGGCATTGTGAGTGGGTCGCTACGGGCTTGTCCGTTGAGGAGATATTGCGTATCGACCCGATGATCGTGGGGTCGAATCTGTTGATGCTTGAACTGAGTATCGCTGAAGCAAACGGGGTTGTATGATGGCTGATTCTCAGCGGATAGACCCTGTACTGGTCGAGAAGGCGCGCACATGCGTGGGCACGCGACTACCCGACGACACGTTCCCCGAAGAGCCCGGCGCCTACTCCAAGGTCTTCGGTGGCGAATGGGTGGTAAGCACGCCCGATGGGTGCATCTTCCACCTCGCGAGCGAGCGAAGACCGGACCGCAACGGCAAACACCATGAGGTCGAGGAGCACGAGGACGGTTCGATCAGCGTCCTCCCGCGCCCGGGCAATAGCAACTCGATCCTGAGTCCCAAGGGCTGGCACGGTTACCTGGAGCGCGGCGTCTGGAGGGCAGTATGACCATCGATCGGATGGTCGAGAAAGTGCAGGTAGCCCCTGAGGTCTGCCCTGTATGCGATGAGAAGCGCGCTCGACCGGGCTGCGTCCATCCAGTGCGATGCGGTCAGTGCGGTGAGCCTGTCTGTGTCGATAACCCTTGCTGCGGGCGTCCAGTAGAGCAAGGAGACGCCGAGGTGCAGGCCCATCAATGCCCTCGTTGTGAGGGGCTCGGCCGGGTCACGACCGACAGTGCGCTGGGTATGACGGGGCGTTGTCGGCTGTGCGATGGCGAAGGCGAGATCGAGCAAGGAGACACCAAGTGAGCTCGAGCGCGCTCAAGCAGAGCGAGAAGCAGTTCCAGGGTGCGGTGGTCGAGTATGCCGAGCTGAACGGTTGGAAGACATATCACACGTTCGATTCGAGGAGGAGCGATCCGGGCTTCCCCGATCTGGTCCTCTCACGCGATGATCGGCTCGTCTTTCTGGAGCTGAAGTCGGAAACGGGCCGAGCCTCGACGGCACAGCGAGACTGGTTGGATGCTCTGCAGCGTGCTCCGGGGATCACTGTCGGCGTGATGCGTCCTCGTGACTGGGCGACTCTCGAAGAAATGTTGAGCCGATGATTAAGCGTGTGTGTCGCTGTCCAAAGAAAGAGTCGTTGGAGGGTATGCGTACTGATGCGGTCTGGGCTTCGAAAGCATGTGCGCTGCGCTGGAGTCGCGAAAACCCCGGCAAGGAGCTTCCCGGCCGTGGTAATGCGCACATAATCGACACACGGGGACGGTCTGGGAGGCAAGTGAGCGCCCGAAAGATGGAAAGGGTGCTCACTCACAAGTACGGGTGGCCGCACTCAGTAGCTCACGAGGCTGTGAATGAGGCGTTGCCCGAGGCTCAACGATCAAAGGAGGCAGCGTGACCATTGCTCACAATCACGCGGCGGGAACGATCTGTGGCGAGAGCTGCCCGTTGCTGCATGAGCGGGTGGCGCCGGGTACGAAGTCGAGCGTGAGCGACTGGGCGCGCTATCGCATTGCACTCGAACGCATACGCGACCGAGGCTGGGTCGAGGACGCCCTTGATCCGCAAGGTGCTGCACGGATCGCAAAGGAGGCGCTTGGCGATGTCTGATCTTCCTCTAGACGAGACCGCGCTAGCCGCAGCAGCATTGGATGCGCCGTTTGTGGGTCGCTCGGTGGTTGAGCGCATCGTCTCTACTTATCTGAGAAAGGCGCGATTCGAGGTGGTGACTTTGTGCGGCAGGACGTATGTCAAGACTCCGTGGGTTTCTGTTGTCCAAGCCGAGAGCGAGGAGGAGTGATGGGCTCTAAAGACTTGGAGAAGGATGAGCGAGAGGGAGCGGCGGCGTGACCCGTCTCTGCGCATGCAACTGTGGTCAGCCGGTCGCTCCTCGTAAGGTGCCCGCTACGCAACTTCAGCGTGCCGGACGCGGGATTGGACAGAGTCTTTCAGGACTATCGGATGGAGGATCATCGAGTGTTCGTTTCGCAAGCAGAGATCGACCAGATCAGAGGCAAGATGCGCCGCCGCGTTCTCGAGCTCCCTGTCGAGTACGGCAAGCTGGGCGAGCTAAAGCTTCCCGTGAGGGAAGGCGGTGTCTATACGCTCAAACCACCGATCCCATATGTCCGGTATCGCGGTGAAGCGGAACGACACCAGCCGACACGCGCGATAGCTGTCTTGCGGCTGATCGACCTGTGCGACATGCCGAGGCGGACGGTCACGATCACCGTCACCCATCCCCCGGAACGTCAGGGTGACAAGTGGCTGATCCGTTTCGAGAAGGGTGACTGGCGAAACGAGTTGGGCGACCCCGTCTACCTAGCCAAGTACGGTGACTTCACGATGACCGCGAGCAAGCAAGCCGTCCCTGGAGACCCCGAGCTGATGAGCCCGTTCGCTGAGGATTTGGCGCGAGCTCGAGCACGAGCGCTCGAACGGCGCATCAGCCCTGACCGGGAAATCGTCCGGAGGATCAAAGGCGAACTCTCGCCGCTACAGAAGAGCATGATCGCGATGAAGGCCCGCAACCGTCTGAACCTGATCTTGAAGGAGATGGACAAGCTCGACGCTGAACTTTCGGTGGATGAGGCTGCTACATTCCCGGAGTCAGTTTGTGCTGCCCGCCAAATGTCCGCTGCAGTAGAAGGCGAACCCCGGCCATGCGGCACCGAATCCGTCGTGTCTCTAGAGTCAGCAGCATGAGCGATTCCGCTGACCAGCCGACTGTTTCCCATGTTGCGGAGAAGCTCCACGCCTACCGGATGATCGAGGACAACTACGTGGGTGGCGTTGTTCACATCGTCGTTGACGACGGGAACGTCGAGCAAGCTCATGCGGACTGGTGCCTAGACCAGGCGAACGCAAATGGCAATCCCATCGATATTGAGATCGCAACGCTTGTCGCCGCTCTGTCCGATGCTGAGCGCAGGGAACTTGCGGACCTCGATACTTACCCGCGATGACCACCACGCCGCGCGACGAACTAGCGTCTGAACTGAAGGCAGCAGGCTTTGCGGGTGAGGTCAGCACGGTCGATTACTGTGCGATTTGCGACACACCAGCGATTCCAGTGAGCGACGGTTGGGTTTGTGCGGAGCATCCTGCGCATCCCATCATCCACGTTGAGGTTGTATCCGCTATCGAGGCGCTTGAGATTGCCAAGCAGCGCAACGAGGCCGTCCAACAACTTGCCGAAGTCCGCAAGGTCTTGGAATCCGAATGACCAAGCGCACCTGCAAGGGCACCACCAGGAAGGGCACGCCATGTGGTGCGAACCCCTTGAAGCCCGGCACGATCATCGAAGGCGTTACGGTCACCGGCAAGTGGTGTCGTACCCACGACGGAGATCTTCCATCTTCAGCCAAGTTGCACGCTACGCGCACGCGTGAGCAGATGGGCGGCAGACCAAAGAAGCCCAGTCCAACAGAGATTGAGCGTCGCCTGATCGAGGAGAACGTGATCGCGTGGCAACGCCCGTATTGGCGGACGTTGGGCTACGACATGGTGATGGGCGAGGACGGCCCGGAACTGTTGGAGCGCGAGGATGGTGGCGCGAAGCTGTTCGGGGAGAGCAAGGACGGCTATATCAACGTCAGTCCGCACGAGGATTTGGGCGCGATGATCGCAGCAGCCGAGAAGCTTAGGGATCGTGTATTCGGCCGTCCGAAGCAGTCGAGTGAGGTGACGGTCATTACCCAGGACGTGATGGATCAGGCGATCGAACGGTTGGAGGCGGAACTTGCCATCAACGATCCAGGTAGCGGCGAGCCCGGAGTCGATCGAGCGATACAAGCAACTGAGGGCTCAAGCTAAAGCCCGTCGAACGCAACACAAGGATGCGACGCCCGGCGTTCTGGCGCGCAGGCTTGATCCTCTGACAGTCCAAACATCCGCCCTCGACCTTATCGACGGGGAGCTTGTCCAGATCCGTGACGGGCTTCGCATGATGTTCGAGCGGCGCAGTCACTTCGCCAGACTAATGGCCGCCGGCTTCTCAGACGCCGAGGCGATCCAGGCCGCACAAGACGAGGTACCTCAAGCAGGCAATGATCGCTTGACGGTCTCGATGCCGCCACAGGAGGGCAAGAGCAGCCGTGTGGGCCGCTACGGAATCCTGTGGTTGCTACGCCAGTTCCCCGGCTTGCATATCGGGCTCGTCTCCTACGATGGCGACCATGCGAACCGGATCAGCTACATGATCCGCGGCGATATCGAAGTCTTCAATGGTGAAGGTGGCAACCCCGACTTGGGTTTGCGGCTCGCTAAGAACCAGAAAGCTATCGGCCGGTGGATGCTCGCCCAACCCCACGGTGGGGACGTGTATGCCATCGGCATCGGCGGAGGCATCACGGGACGCCCGATCGACCTGCTGTTGATCGACGATCCAGTCAAGGACATTCGGGCAGCCGACAGTGTGCTTCTTAGCAGTCAGGCATGGGATTGGTGGCAGACCGCCGCACGTCCGAGGCTCGCACCGTGGGCACCAGTGATCGTCGTAGCGACGCGCTGGCACGAGGCTGATCTGATCGGGCGGATGCTTACCAAGCAACAGGAGGACGAGCAGGCCGGTCTTGAACACTTCGACCGCTGGCATGTCGTCAACATCCCGGCGCAGGCCGACCATGATCCCAACAAGGCCGAGACAGACCTTCTAGGACGTGAGCCGGGCGACTTCATGTCCAGTGCCCGTGGACGTACCCGCGAGCAGTGGGAGGCCACGAAGGCTGCGACAGCACCACGCTTCTGGACCGCGCTCTACCAGGGACGCCCAACACCAGATGTCGGTGACGTGTGGCTGAAAACATGGTGGCGCCGGTATGACGAGCCGAAGTGGTCACAGCAACCCGACGGCACATTCAAGCTGCCCGGTGCCGATAGTGCGCTCCTATCAATCGACTGCGCCTTCAAGGACAAGAAGGACAGCGACTATGTGACGATGGGCGTCTGGGCGAAGTACGGCGCCGACAGCTACCTGATCTACCAGGTGTGGGCACGACTGAACTTCACCGACACCTGTACGGCACTCAAGCGTGTCGCTCGCCTGTTTCCCGGTGCGCACCGCAAGCTCGTGGAGGATAAGGCGAACGGGACCGCAGTTATCGAGTCCCTGAAGCGGACGGTGCCGGGCATCATCCCGATCACCCCAGTCCAACACAAGCGTGCTCGAGCGGAAGCCGTCAGCCCGTTCATCCGGGCAGGCAATGTGCACCTGCCGACATCCAGCTTGGCTGCCATGTCCGCCGAGATCAGCTGGGACGTTGAGACGTTCCTAGTCGAGGCGACATCGTTCCCAAACGGTGCCCACGACGACCAGGTAGACCAAGCATCCCAGGCCCTCGCCGAGCTGTACCTGGGCAAACACGGTCCAGCGCAGATCCTCACACCGCAAGGCGAAGTGCCGCGTCGTATCAGCTCACCAGAACGCGGCACACCAACAAACCTTCCTCCCCATTTGCGCAGGCTGACAGAACGCCAATTGCAACGACCGAAAGGCAGATGAACCATGGCTGCAGGAACAGGCACGGAAGACAACGCAGAGAAGCTCCTCAAAATCCTTCACCGGAGCGAAAGCCCGGCATTCTCCGAACCGACGCTAGTCTCGGGCACCGCACAGCAGGACGCGACCGGCGTCAACACCACCTGGTACATACCAGTCGTAGGCGGCACCGCTGGCACGGTCAAGGTCGAAATCGGCCCAGTCGAAGCAACGGCGCATACACTCATCCCGGCAACGGCCGCGAACGCCGTATCCGGGCAGACGCTCACCGTGAAACTGCCAGCAAACTGGTGGATCAAGGTGACCACAAGCGTCGCTACGGTCGGCAAAGCAGTCGTCAGCACCTGAGCCGTGAACGTCGAGTTGTTGCGGCGGGACGTTCATCCCGCCGAGATCGCCATGCCCGACGGCACGGTCCTATCAGGCTGTCGTGTGTTCGTGACTACGCACCGTCTGATCGCATGGCAGGTCGTCGGGCATAAACCCACACAGGTGCTAGATGTCGAGTTGGCCGAGCCAAACAGCGTGCCAGCAAGCAGGGCGACACTACCTGGCAATGGCCGTCTTGAGTGTCGGCTGGTTGATGGCGGCACGGCCTGGGTCAACAAAGGACGCGGTTGCGGTTGTGGGTCGCCGTTGAAGGCGCTCGGGCCGCCTGTGCCTTGGACACGACGGGAGGCGACATGACTAGCAGTACGCCACTCCGATGGCCGGTCAGCACGGCCACGACCTTCACTGCTGGCATGACTCGTTCGATGAACGGTCCAGCGACCGGATACTCGATCTGCGTGCCGGGCTTCGAGCCATATGGGTTGTGGAATGCGCCGCTATTCGAGGGAAGCGATATGCCGTGAGCTTCACGACGATCACGATCACCACCACCGAGATACGGCCCAACGGCGAACCGGCCCAAGGCACCGTCACAGCCACGTTGAGCGAGCCGATCACAAACGGTACGACCACGATCGACCCGACACCGATCCTGGCCGAACTGAACGGTGAAGGCAAGCTCAAGGCCCAGTCGGGTGAGGCGTTCACGCTCGTCGCCAACGACGACACGGGCACTACACCCGAGGGTTCCGAGTACACGTTCCTGATCGAGATAGCCGACGCACCCGTCCGCTCGTTCAAAGCGATCGTGCCGCACACGGCCACCGAAGGCAAAATCACTCTGGCCGAACTGGAGGAGCTGTGACGCATTCTTTCTGGTGGCTGATCGTTGACGCGCTCGCGGTCTACCGGCTCGCCATCCTCATCACCAAGGACTCGATCACTCAGCCGATCCGCGACGCTGCGGGCGAACGCATGGTGCTGTTCTTGACATGTCCCTGGTGCGTTGGCATCTGGATCGCCGGCGCCATAGTCGTCCTGACTCGCTTCGTACCATCAGCATGGCAGTACGCCGCATTCGCCTTGGCATTGTCGGGCGTCACAGGTTTCCTGGCGGAGCGATAGCCGATGGCCAAGCGCCGGCTGGCCCTCAGGCGAAAGGCGACACCCCAACGCCAACCAGGACTACGAGTCCTAACCGCCTCTTCACGCCGTCTTGACCTGAAGAACAAGACGGAGGCACGCCAGTTCCGTGCACTTCGACAAGGCTGGCAAGCAGACGCCTGGAACGCTAGGGACTCGATAGGCGAGCTGCGATACGCCGTCCAGTTCCTAGCAAACAGCGCATCGAGGATGCGTCTGTTTGTTGCTGCGGAGCCGAGCGAAGGTGAGTCAGACGACCCGATCTCCCTGGACAAGGTCGAGGGCGTTCCCCCCGAGGTCGCTGAAGTTGCGACGCAAGCAATGCGAGATCTCGGACGCGGCAAGCTCGCACTGAAAAACCTCCTCAAGGCGCAAAGCACAAACGTCTCAGTGGCCGGCGAGTGCTTCCTACTCGGCCAAACCGACCCGGAAACCGGGGAAGAACACTGGTCCATCCGCTCCACTGACGAGATCGTGGCGAAGGATGAGGCGTGGTGGATGCGCGAGATCCCCGACGGTCCACAGGGGATCATTCCGTGGGTCAAGCTCGACCCGGAACTGACGGTCGTCTCACGCATCTGGGTGCCGCATCCCAGGTTCGGGCTACTCGCGGATTCCGCAGTCAAGGCAATCCTCGACGATCTGGATAGCCTCGGAATCCTGCGCCGCGGCATCCGTGCTGACGCTAAGTCTCGTCTTGGGCGAGGTGTCCTGCTCGTGCCGGAGGAGGCAATCCTCAAGACTCCGACCGACGACAACGAAGACCCTCAGGCGGACCCGGTCTTCGATGCGATCACCCGCGCGCTGATGGAGCCCATCTCCGATGAGGGTGTCGCTTCTGCTGTCGCACCGATAGCGATCCGTGCACCTGCGGAAGCTCTCAAGGAGTTCAGGCATCTGACGTTCGCACAGCCGTTTGAAGAGCAGGCCGCGAAGGCCCGCGAAGAGCTGATCGGGATCATCGCCACCAGCATCGACCTCCCCAAGGAGGTCATCATGGGAATGGCCGATCTAAACCACTGGACATCGTGGCAGGTCGACGACAACACGTTCAGGTATCACGTCGAGCCGCACGTCATCGGACTCTGCGACGGCCTCACCGGCGCTTATCTACGACCATATCTCAAGGCTGCTGGCGTCGATCCCGAATGGGTCCGACGGCTCGTCATCTGGTACGACCCGACCGAGCTCGTCACCCACCCTGACCGGACAGCCGATGCCGAAAAGGCTCACGCCGCGTTCGTCATCAGCGACGAGGCATATCGGGACGCCGCGGGTTTCACCGACGCGGACAAGCCAAGCGTCGAGGAGCTTGAGTTTCGTCAGTTCCAGCACATTCGGACAATGCCCCCGAACCTCCTCATGGAGTTCGCGCGCCGCGCAGACCCCACGCTTGTCGTGCCGCCGATCACAGTTGCGGGCACCATTCCAGGTATCAAGCCCGGCGGTGTCGACGCTGGACCTCCCGCATCAGTCGCACCCACCGGCGGGCTGCCGTCGTCGCCAACCTCGCCGGTTGGGCAGCCGCCGGTGGGTGAAGACGATCCACCTGCCGACCAGCCCGCCCAAGGACCACCACCGATCACCGCGTCGGGCTACTCGAACGCTCAGACGGTTCGTCTGTCACGCAAGCTCGCCTCGATCGACAGGGATCTCCGGGCACGACTCCAAACAGCAGCGAACGCGGCGATGCTCCGTCAGCTCGAGCGTGCCGGCGCGAAGCTCCGCACCAAGGTCGCGAAGGACGAGACACTGCGCACGAAGATCGCTCACCGTCCAAACGAGCGTGTACCCGCGATCTTGGGTGAATCGCTCGTAGCAGCGACCGGGCTATCTTCGGCGGATTTGATGGGTAGCGATGATTGGTCTGGTCTGAAGGCCCAGTTCTACAGTTGGACCGAGACCGCGCAGAAGCAAGCGATTGCCACAGCCATCCGCATCGGTTCGCTCGCGGAAGACGCCGATGCTGTCAAGGCTGCGGAAGCCGCAATGGCCACAGGCCGCGACTTGGGTTGGGAAGTCCTCACGAACGCACTCACCAACCTCGGCCACCATCTCCTCTACAACCCCGACCCGAACGTCGGCCCCGGCGACTGGGCGGACCTGAACCCCGACACGCTCGTACCCACCGGCACGATCCGAGCAGCACTCGGAGTAGCGGGCGGGGGAGACCTCGGGATCATCCCTGGCAGCGAAAGCACGATCGCACTCGGCTCCCCGATAGGCCAGATCGGGACGGGAGCGACGATCACCGAACTGATCGAAAGCTCAGGGACCGTCGAACAGGACAAATACGAATGGGATCACGGGCCGAGCCTCAACCCATTCGAGCCACACCTCAACCTAGACGGAACGGACTTCGCGAGCTTCGACAGCGAAGCCCTAACGAACGGCACCGGCTTTCCTGACAACGCCTACTACTTCCCGGGCGACCACGAAGGCTGCTCATGCGATTTCACCCCCTTGTGGGTGCAGGCGGAAACCGAATCATCAACCGAAGGAGAGTCATGACCGTTTACGACCTGATCCATGAAACCGAATCATCAACCGAAGGAGAGTCATGACCGTTTACGACCTGATCCATAAGCTCTCGCAGTATCCGGCGGACACCAAGGTCATGGTGGCCCAGGACTGGAGTGAGCCACTCGTTGACGATGAGTATTTGATAATCGAAGGCGATCCGACGCTCGCGATCCACGGTACCGGCCATGCGATCCGCCCGGACGAGCTTGCGCGGCTCACGGCCGCAACGGCATAAGCCACGACGAATAGGGAGGCGATCACAATGAAGAAGCGCAAACTCTCCAACCCGCATTCGCGTGCGGAGCTGATCGCCTCCTACGCCTACGGCGAAGGGTCGGCTAAGCCACCCGTCGAACCGAAGCCCAACGAAAAGAAAGAGCCGGCCACCGACCCGGACGCGGAAGTCAGCGCGGCCCTCGACGCTGCGAAGGCTGCTGTAGACAAGGCTGTCAAGCTCCAAGAAGCGGACCCTGACGGCACGACCGATCCGCACGACAAGGCTGTGCTCGAAGGGCTGGCGCCTACCACCGATCCGATCGACGAGAACGGCAACGTAGACGACGAACATGCCTGCACCAACCCTGACTGCAACCACCTCGCCTCAGCCCACGCCGACACCCCAGACGGCAAGAACCGTGGCCCATGCTCGATGCAGGGCTGCGAGTGTCCCGCGATGGAGGTCAGCAGCGAACACAACGAAACCGAAGGGGAAGCTGAAGGCGATGGCGATGAACCCGAGATCGGCAAGGAAGATACTGCTGCGTCGGGCGACGCTTTCGCCACGGTTGTACCAGCCGAGCCCGAGGCGCGGGCGCCAACGGAGGCCGCGCCGGACCCGAACCTGAACGCTCCACCGGCTGTCGAGCCCGGTGAAGCGATGGGACCCGAATTCTCCGGCGTCCTCATCATCGAGGGCCAACCCACCGGTGATGGTCGCGAAATCGCACCCGAAGCACTCACCTGGCGCGATCCCCCGCTCCCGCTGATGGGCCTAAAGACCGAAATCCATGATCCCGAGGGTTTCGACATGAACGACCCCGCAGTCATCGCGGGACGCATCGACACCCTCACCCGCGAACCCGGCGAAGGCAACACGCAGCTCATCAAGATCAAAGGGTTCTATCTCGCCAACGAGGACGGCATGTACTTCGCCGACCTCACAGAGGCAATGGGTCGGATCGGCATGTCAGGCGACGTCGCGATCCAAGCATCTGAGGTCACGGTCGAGGACGTAGACGAGATGGGCTTCCCGACCGACATGAGCGAGGTCCTGACCGAGGGCACCATCATGGGCGGCACAGCCTGCCCATTCCCTGCTTTCCAGGGCGCCTATATCGTTCTCGGTGACGGTACGGACACTGCTGAAGCGAAAGCTATCCCACAGCAGACTGAGACACCAGAAGTGCCCGATCAACCACCCGCTGCCGTGACGGCTGGCGGCCAGTTGATCCACTGGATGACCTACGAGGAGTGTGAGCCCTGCTCCCAAGGCGTAGAGGTGATCGTCGCCTCCGGCGCTGGTCCGACTAGGCCACCGAAGTCGTGGTTTGAGGACCCAAACTTCACCGAGGGTGACGGGCGACTAGTCGAGATATTGGACCGTCGTGGGAAGCGTGCGCTCGGCGGCAAGTTTGCCTGTCCACTCACCATCGAGGCGAACGGCCGGGTCTACGGGCATATCGCACCTTGGGGTATCTGCCACACCGGGATCGACGGCCAGTGCATCCTCGCACCACGCTCCGCTGTTGATTACACCCACTTCAAGCGCGGCCAACATATCCTCACTGCTGAGGGAGAGAAGGTACGTGTGGGTGTCCTGACAGCCGACGCCGGCCATGCCGCCACCAAACTATCCGCATCCGCGGCAATGGCGCATTACGACAACAGCGCATGGGCTGCCGCAGACGTAAATGCCGGCAATGACGAGTACGGCATCTGGATCGCTGGTGCGGTTAGGCCAGACGCCACCGAGGCACAAATACGCGCTCTAACCGCTGCAAGCATCTCCGGTGACTGGCGTGAGATCGGTGGCCAGCTCGAGCTAGTCGCCGCGCTCTGCGTCAACCAGCCCGGTTTCCCTCTCGCTGTTGTGGCGGCCGGGAAACGCGAGAGCCTCGTCGCTTACGGTGGCGGTGTGATGCACCGACTCAAGCATCCCGTCCAACCGGCACAACCCGAGGGTGACATCGCCCTCCGTGCAGCCATGGGACCTCTCCTCGGTGAGGCCAAGAGTAGGGCGCGCGAGCGCATCGCAGCACTCACCAGCTAACCCAGTTTTCACCTCACACAAGTTCCCGCCTGGGAGCCTGCTATAAGTTTCGGCACGGTCGTAATAGCGGCTGGTCGTCACGCATAGCGGACTCCCTCAAGACGCAACGGCATAGCCGGGGAGCGTCACCTCGTAACTCATCGAGCCCTGAAGGAGTCCCCGCTATGGACCGCATCAACGAACTACTTGAGAACCTGACGACCCTCTCCGACGAGGAGCTGACAGAGCTACGCTCGGCCATCTCCGACGAGTTCGGCCGCCTAGACGGCGAGGCCACGACCGTCGAGAACGTCGCCCTCATGAACAAACTCGCCGACGCTGGCGACCAGGTCATGGCGGAGTCCGCAAACCGCGAGGCCGCACAACAGCAGGCCGAGGCCGACAAGGAGTCCGCCCGCCAACGCATCGCCGCCCTCAACGGTGAAACCGAAGACGAGCCCGAGGCAGAGCTCGAGGTCCCCGAGGCCGAAGAGAAAGAGGACGATGAGGATGAGCCCGAGGCGGAGACGGAGGAGTCCGTCGAGGAGCCCGAGGCCGTCGTCGCCACAGGTGCCGTCGCTCGAATGGCCGCCCGCCAAGGGAAAGCCAAACCAAGCCCCGAGGCCGAGTCGCCTACCGGCACTGCCCTTGTTGCTGCCGCCGGCTACCAGGCCGGACGTCCAGTCACAGACAGAAGGGATCTCGGCCAGATGCTCGGCGAGGTGGCGTGGCAGCAGGTCAGCGGAAACCTCCTCAACCAGAAGGTGATCGTCGCCTCAGCCAAATTCGAGTACCCCGAGGATCGAATCCTCGGCCCCGACGCACAGCGCAACACGGAGCTGATGGAGGCCATCGCGGGAATAAACGCGCCACGCTACGACCGCCAGACCGGTGCTCTCGTCGCATCCGGGGGCATCTGCCAGCCCGGGAACGTGGACTATTCCATTCCAACGCTTGCGTCTGCTGAGCGTCCCCTGAAGGAAGGCCTCACGGCTTTCGAGGTGACGCGCGGCGCCCTGCGGTTCATCAAGCCCGGCGATCTCGCTGAATGGGAATCCGCCACGGGGATCTGGACTGAGGTGACCGACGCTGAACCAGCTGGTGCTACGAAGCCTGTGAAGGTGATGGTCTGCGGTGAAGAAGTCGAGGTGTTCGTTGAGGCCGTCTCGACGCGGCTCGGGTTCGGCAACATGCAGTCACGGTTCGCCCCCGAGCAGATCGCCGCGAATACCGACCTCGCTTTCGCGGCGGCTGCGAGGGTCGCGGAGAACAATCTCCTCAAGCTGATCAGCGAAGTCGCGGTTGCGGATCAGACCAGCGGAGCCCTGTTGGGTGCCACCCGTGACCTGATCACGGTGATCGACCAGACGGTCGCCGCATACAGATGGCTACACCGTCTGTCCGACTCGCAGGCCCTCACCGCGATCTTCCCGGCATGGTTGCGGGCGATCATCAAGACCGACATTGCTCGCGAAATCGGGCACAGCCAGAACGACGGTTGGAACGCATTGATGATCTCCGACCAGCAAGTCGACGATCTGATTACTGCGCACGGTGTCAACCCGATCTGGCACATGGACGGTCAGGCCGCGAAAGGCAGCGAATGGCCACTCCAGGGCTTCGCAGCCCCGACAGCCAAAGGTGCGGTTGTGAAATATCCGACGAAGCTGCTCTGGTATTTCTTCGCCGAGGGTCAGATCCAGTTCCTCGACGGTGGCCGCTTGGACCTCGGCGTCGTCAGAGATGCGACCCTGGATGCGACGAACGATTATGAGACGTTCGTCGAGACGTTCGAGGGGATCGCGGACCGTGGGTTCGCCAACGGCGTGCTCCAGCTCTCCACCGAACTCTGTGCCAACGGTGGAACAGCCGGCACGATCGCCACTGCCGGCGACTGCGCCTAAACCGCACTAGTAAGAAGTCGGAGCGGATAAGGGAGGGATTGCGATATGACCAGCACGCGCTTGGCGGTACCTGTTCCCGCGATCCCTCCCGAACCGCCAGTAATCACACTCCTCGACTCAGCACTCAGACCAGACAAGACGACAGACCCCAGCGGACAGCCGCTCGATGCGATCACGCCAGAGCAGATGGCGGCACTCCCACCTGATCTCAGGGCTGAGCTTGAGGCCCGCAAAGGCGACTACTGGCTGAAGGGCATCACCTATGCGCCAGAGAACCATTGGCCAGTCGAGCTACGCGACGCCTGCGACGGGTCGAGTATCGACCTGCCGCCAATCCCGGCCCCTCGCGGCTTGACACTCACCGAAGAGGCCGGCGGCACGGTCAAAGCAGAAGAACTCGAATACCAGGTGACCGGCAAGAACGCCAACGGAGAGACCACCGCCCTGGCCGCAGTCAAAATCACGCCCTCCAAAGAAGGGTCTGTCAAGCTCACCTGGGAAAAGGACAACGAGACCGCCCAATACAAGATTTACGGTCGAGCGAAAGGCAGCCTGAAACTCATCAAGACGGTGGGTCCGTTCGACGACGATGAAGCTGCCGAATGGGTAGATAACGGGTCACTCGCGCCGGGTTCACCCAAACCACCATCATCCAACACCACGGGCGGTGGGGGCTCCTACACCAACCTGCCGAACGTCATCGCGATCCCCTACGGCATGGTCGCCGAGGATTACTGCAACACGTTCAGCTTCGACGCCCGCGACTTCAAGGGCCGCGCCGAACGCCTCCTCGAGAACGGCAAGTACCAGGCTACGGAGAAAGAGTTCTGGACCGGCACCCTCGCACAAGCCAAGGGCCTGCCAAACAACTACCTGGCGAAGGAAGGCACCGCAACCAACCTCACACCAGGGACCGTCCCGTCGATCGAACGCGGGCTGGAGATCATGCAGGCCGCGCTCAGCGAATGCGGCTTCGGCGGTAGGGGCATGATCCACGTCCAACGCCAAGCTGCACCAAACCTGCTGCGTACCCGCCGGGTAGGGAATCTGTTGCTTGACATGTTCGACAACATCGTCGTCCCTGGCGTCGGCTACACAGGCACAGGACCAGGTGGTGTCGAACCGAAACCCGGCTGTTCGTTCATCTACGCCACCGACATGGTCGCCGCGCGGGTCGAGGACGAGTGCCAGGTCTTCACCGAGACGTTCGCTGAAGCGACCGACTGGTCACAGGGCGGGGAACCGAACACGATCCGGATGCGCGCCCAAAAGTTCGCGATCGCCTATTTCGACGCCGCGTGCTGTTTCTGCACCGAAGTAGAACTACAAAAATAGTCAATTCAAGGAGTTAGCAGATGACCGTCATCAACCCCACCGCATCAATTTTCGCGGTTGCTACACGCATCTGCGCTCTAGACGTCGAAGGCTACCCCGACCCCGGGAACGCCATGTACGTCACCGAACAAATGATGAAGACCAGCCTCACACCTGTCATGGAGACGGGTGATGAACCCGTCGTGAAGAACGCCGCGGGCAACATCGCCGCATGGGCGAAGCACGCCGACATGGTCAAGTACGGCACCATCGCACTCGAACTCTCCATCCCAGACCCCGCGCTTGAGGCGCTCTGCACCGGAGCGACGCTGCTCGGGTCGTCTGCCGCCGCCCTGGGCGAACCGTCCGGTCTGACCGTCACACCGCAGATCACGGGTGGGGAACTCGCCGCGAGCACCTACGGCTACCGTGTATCCCAGTACAACTCGTTCGGAGAGTCGAAGGCCCTCACCGACGTATCGGCCGCTGTTGCCTCGGGCACCACGGGTGCGGTCGTCGTGTATGCAAAGCCTGTCGCTGGAGCTCTCGGGCTCAGGGTGTACGGCCGTACGATCGGCGTCGAGCAGTTCTTGGGCACGATCCCCAACATCGGGGAACCCGAAACGAACGCGGCGATCAAAGCCGAAACACCCACATCGATCACTTGCGTCGCCCTCACAAAGTCGATACCGAAGGGCACTAAGTTCGTAGTCGAATCAGATGCCGACACCCCGAAGGTTATCTTCACCACTACCGCATTTTGTCCGGTGGGCGTTGTGACGATCCCTGTCGAAGCATCCGGAGCCGTCGGGACAGAAATCGCTACGAAAAAGAAGCTGCTCGCAGTCTTCGTAGACACGGGTGCGATCACACCGTCAGGCAACCTTCCCCAGGAAGACCAGACGGCAGGGGCTGGCGAAAACCTGGGCGTGAACGCTTCCGAACTCGGGATCGTCGGCAACGAAAACGGTGTCTCGATCGAGGTGTTCGCGAAGGCCATCGAACACGGCCGCCAAGCTAACAGGCTTCCGTTCGTCCACTGGATACTCCCGAGGGTTACAGGGATGCACATTCAGCCCCGTGATCTTACGAACGCGAACACGGCCACGATCCTTGAGGGTCAGGCTGGCGAGAACCCGAACTGGGGTACAGGCCCTGTCGGCGACTGGCCGTCAGCTTCTACTCGCTGGTATGGCCGGTTGCGGTGTGGGCGTGCGATCGTCCCGAAAGCGTCGTTTGAAAACACGCCAGCGACCGTCTAACCATGATCCCGCGTAGTGGTGCTTGCGCCCCGTGGATCTCGGTCCCGGAAGTGCAAGCACTACCGAAGGTCAAGACCCGCGGCGAAGCGGTCATCGAGAAAGGCGAACTTGAAGACGTCCAGCTTGAAGACCTGTGTGCTGAGAGCGCGACCGCGGCGTCAGACATCCTCTACGAGCTGTCGGGGTGTATCTTTCCCGGTGAGTGCGGGCCCGTCACCGTCAGGCCTGTTTCGCGACCGACGGATATCGATACACGATCGTGGGCGAGCCTATCTCCGGTCGGATGGATATCAACACAGGGCCTCGCCTCAGCCTATGGCTCGTATAATCCGGCCGTCCTCGCGCGCTATGGTTCGTTGGAGCCACCGACGATTGAGTTGCCCTATGCGGTAACAGGAATCGTGCAGGTCAAGATCGACGGTGAAGTAATTCCTGCGGATGAATACGAACTCCGCGACTTCAAGTCGCTCGTCAGGATCAGACCGTCATCGAGCACGGTACCCGTCGCTCGCTACGGATGGCCGACATCGCAGATCATGGATTTGGCCGATACGGAACCGGGCACGTTCAGCATCACATATATGTTCGGTGTGCCACCGCCGGCAGCGGGCAAGCTGGCCGCAAAGAAGCTAGCCGAATATCTCATCATGCCTCAGCTCGGGGATGCGACACACTATCCGCAGCGGATACGGTCGATCAGCAGGCAGGGCGTATCAGCAATGGTGACAGACGTGCTCGACCTGCTGAAGCAGGGGATGCTCGGCATCTACGAGTGCGACCTGTTTATCAACAGTGTCAATCCGAACCGGAACGCTCGACAGGCCGCTGTCTGGAGCCCCGACCTAGGGCGTCCCGGCCGGCGTACCGAAAGACCCTCACTCTCCTAAGGAGGGCGCGATGGTGGATGAAGCGCTACCCATACGCCGACTGACCGAAGCGGGAATGACCACAGGCGAGCTCGCGAAGCTCGAAAATACTTGGCGTGAGTATCCAGACAACCGTAAGCAGATCGTCAAGTTCTTCGCCAAACTCGCCCTCGAAGACATCATCGAATGGCTCGAAGTTCAACGGGTGGTCGGTCACTTCTCAACGACTTATGATCCGGTGACTGACCCGGTGCAGGTCGGGTTGGACGAGGGCCTCGCATTGAGTAGCTTTATCCCGCTTACCCAGAAGGGCGCGTCCGAAGGTGTAGCGACACTCAACAGCAAAGAAGAACTCGCCGCGTCGCAAGTGCCGGTTTCGGTGGTAAGCGGAAGTTCCATCCCGGCTGCTACTTCGGGGCAGGTGCCGGTGTCAAACGGTGAGGGGAGTTGGACACCGGAAACGATTGCTGGTCTCGGGAACGCTCTGCTGTTCGTCGCGCAGGCGCTGACTTCCTCTCAGAAGGTTCAGGCGCGCTCCAACATCGACTTCCTGTTGACCCTCGCTGCTGCGATCGACTCAACGGTACGGACGAACCTAGCGACGAACCCGGGGTTGGAGGCGGCGGAAACTAACTGGGTCAACTTCGCGGGTACCGGGGGGGCGCTTACTGCTAGCCGCGTGACCGATGCCACTCTGGGGCACGCGTATGAGCTGACCTGGACGACTGAACCCACGGGCGTCGGGGGTGGGGGGTTTGGTTCTACGACCGCCGGGATCGCTGTGGTGCCAGGCCAACCGTTTGCCGCGTCGCTGGGGGCGTGTCCGAGTATCGCGCAGCAGATGTGTGTGCTCGTGAAGTTCTACAAGTCCTCTGGGGTGCAGGTGGGATCGACGTTGTTTGGTCCCTCCCGGACTATTGCTGCTGGGGAATATGTAACGCTGCTCGCTCCCGCGAGCACGCAGGTCCCGGCTGAAGCGGCGTTCGCGACTGTTCAGGCAACCCCCACGGGTGGAGGTGCCGTCCTTTGGCCGGTCGGCGCGACGCTCCTTCTCGGGCAGTGCATGGTCGAGGCTGCTGCTGCTGTTGGCCCGTGGTTCGATGGTGACTCGCAGACAGGGAGCTGGACCGGCACGGCGCATGCTTCTACGAGCCAGGGCGTCTTGCAACAGTTTGCTCCTCTTTCGCAGCCGAACTTCACCGGGGCTGTCGTTCCGTCCTGGAATGGCAGTGCACTGGCGACCTTCTCACAGGCAAACAGTTTCAACTCCTCAGCGATGCACAACAAGCTCGGGTGGGTGACCGCCACCGCGTTCAATGTCTGGGATCTTGTTTACGTCGAGGGGAACCTGTGGTTTGAGTGCATCAGTGCGCACATATCGGGGACGTTCCTAACGGACTGGCAGGCCGGTAAGTGGCGGCTCATATCGAACGGGACAAAGAATCTGAGCGAGCCACCGAGAGCGATCAGCGATTACGCCTCAGCGCGCCTCGCGGCAGTCAGCGCGGCGCTGCATCCCCTTCCTCCGACAGTGTCCTATCTCGCGTCGGGATTCTCGCTGTCAAGCATTCTCGGTTCGACGTATGTCGAACACGTCTACAGCGAAGGCGGCTTGCCGGTCCGCAAGGTCGGTGTCGTGACTTCGACCGTCAGCGAGGGAGGCGTGAACTGCGAGCGGAACGTCGCGGTCGGCTCCTCTTATGCAGGAGGGGCAAGTGGACCGAGCCCGTACAGTCTTGAGTTCATACTCTCCGTTCCGAAAACTGCTGATGGGACGATCGTGCTCTCCCATGTCCCTCAGGTCATCTCCGGTGGGCCTGGGGTGGGTGTTTGGGTCGAGATCGATGGTCGTCCTGCGACATGGGCGATGCAACGCGACAGCGCTCCGGTCAGCGGGTCGCTGCGAGGGATAGAAATCACCGGACTGCCGACGGGGACACATCTGATCCGTCTCACTTGCCAGCAGATCGACTGGCATTCAATCTCCGTCACCGGTAACGCACAAATCGCCGCGTCAACATCGACACGCAAGACGGTTTATATCCTCGGTGATTCGTGGATCGCGGGCGGCGGCTCGACCAATGCGCACCCTACATGGCCGCACTCCATTGCACCGTTGCTCGCCAAGCTACTCGACGCGGACACCGCGTTTGGTGGTCAGGGATCGACGGGATATTGCGTGAACCCCGGATCGCCTGCGAGCGTGTTCGGTTCGACCGATCGACTAAATGCCATCACGGCCTACGCACCGAACTATCTACTGGTGTTCGGGTCCGAGAACGACGACACGTCGGCCTCGAGTGTTCAGGCCGCGGCGACGGCCCTCTACAGCGCCATCGCGACCGCTCTACCAGCCTGCAAAATCATGGTTGTAGCGCCACAGTCCACGATCGCGTCAACGCAGGGCAACCGTGTCACAAGCACCAACGGAGTACAAGCCGCCGCTGAAGCAGCATCGAACGTGGTCGGGGCGACGGCCATCAAGCCGATCGGGTCTAGCGCACTACCAAGTCAGGCGTGGATGAGCGGCAACGGTCATCTCGGAGCGGCCGACAGTCTCGGTGCTTCTGACTCATACATGTGGACCGACGGTCTACACACGACCGTGTTCGGGGACCACTACTACGCACGCCGCATATTCGAGGGGATCGTCGAGCTGTTTGATACGGCCGGTTTGATCGGCGTGGATGGCTTCTCGCTATGACGAGCTTCAAGGACCTCATCCCGGTCGACGCCAACGAACACATCATCGGGGTGCTATCCACCGTCGCCGACACTGGACCGGAAGGCTACAAACTGGTCAACGGGGAAGGCACGATCCTTGAATGGAAAACACCCTCCGACGGGAAACTGCACGCGATCTACATGCCGGGGGTCATCGTTGCGACATCGACCGAGACGGCAGGCGCGATCAGCGTGACCTACACAACAGGAGGGGTCGAACACACCGCCACGATTGATTCAGGTGGCCATTCATCTGGCACCGTCTCACCCACAAGCGGGAGTTCCTACACGGTAGACCCCGGAACGACCATCACCGTCAAGCAATCCTCCAAATTGACGGCCGGCGCCGCCAAGCTGCTCCTGAAGATCCTGAGCGACTAGCACTGCCGCTATGCGTGAGCAGGGGAGGACCTAACTCGACACCTGGAAGTTCGCATCATCGGACAACACGACGGAGGTTGGGTTATGCTTCGCGCCGTGGCGGAGATGCGGTTTGGGATCACGTATGACGGGCCAGCGCTGACAGACGGGAGGATGCCCGTCCGTGATCTCGCGCCAGCCCTGTTCGCGCTGGGCGAACTGTTTACTGAAGCGAGCCTTGTCGCACATCCGGACCGCGATCCGGCGTCGCTGAACATCAAGGCGACGCAAGACGGTTCGTTCATCGTTGATCTCGCCCTACATTCGCCCGACACATGGGATCAGATCCTCAACCTCTTCGACGGGCACGTCGCCGGGGCACTCGACAATCTGCTCGGCATCATCCTCGGTGCGGGTACTGTAGGTAGCGGCCTGTTCGTGCTGATACGCCGACTCAACGGTCGGAACATCTCCGAGCGCGAGACGCTGGACTCGGGACTCATCCGGATGACGCTCCAAGATGGCGCGGTCCTCGAAGGATCACCCGAGGTGTTGGCGCTCTACGATCGCGAAACGGCGAGAGCGAACGCGAAGAGGGTCGTGGAGCCGCTTGAAAGCCCAGGCGTGGACTCCGTCGCATTCTCACGCGACGGCCAACGGCAGTTCGAGATCGGGAAGGACGATCTCGCCGCCTACGCGTCCGAACCGGACGGTGAGACGCTACTCGACCACGAGATTGAGTCTGTCGTCACGCTGACCCAACCAACGCTTGAAGGTAAATACAAGTGGCGGTTCAGTGAGGGCGACAACACCATGACGGCGTCGCTTGAGGACGCCGATTTCCGGGCGCGGATCGATTCGGGAGAGGCGTTCAGACAGGGCGACATGCTGCGCGTCCGTATGCATATCGTCCAGACGCAGCGCGGTGACAAGCTCCAAACGGAGCGTACGATCGTCGAGGTCTTGGAGCATTACCCGCGCCATATTCAAACGCAGATAGAAACTGTCGTACATCCGTCCGCGAACACCGACCACACGACTGGGGTCGGCTAGCTTCGTAGGCCAACATAAAGCGCCCCCGCGAGACGGCAATCTCCGGGGGCATGGCCACACCTAAACAGGAGGTGCGACGTGCCAAAGGGTATCCAAGGACCATCGTCTTGCTCGATCGAGGGCTGCGAGCAGCCGCACGAGGCACGAGGCTGGTGCCACAAGCACTACCGGCGCTGGCTTGCGCATGGTAACCCGCATCGGGACTGCCGTACGTGTCACCGCGAACGAGCGCGCCGACAACGAGCTAATCAGGGAAGGAATAAATCGTGACTGTTGACAGAAGTACTTTCGATCCGTTCGCGCCATCGCCGGCCCCCAAAGCCAAGCGCAAGCCCAAACCGAAGGAGACGCCCATGCAATTCCCCGGAACCCGACTGCTATCCGCTGGAGCGTCTGATGCTGAGGTCACACAGCTCGAGGCCGAGCATGATGCGGCGAGCCCCGAAGCCCAGGAAAGCCGGATACGGCACCTGGAGAAAATCGCTGAGGGCGACATCGTGGAGTGGCTGGAGGAGCTGCGCAAAGCCGGCCACTTCGGCAAGCCCGAGGTGCCTGCCGAGGCCGAGGCCACGGACGAGGCGCCGGCTGACGAAGTGCCCGCGCAGGAGCCCGAGGGCACGACGGCTGAGCCCGAGCCTGAGCCCGAGGTGGCCGAGGAGACCAAGGCCGAGGAGGAACCCAAGCCGAAGGCGAAGCGCAAGCCGAAGGCTACGGAGCCCGAGGAGCCTGTCGAGGCAGCCGAGTAGTGCGAGCAACAGAAGCAGCCCCTGCGCTCCTCGCTGCGTTCGTCAAGCAGTTGGAGGCGCAGGGGATAGAGTTGCCCGAGCGGCAGTATGTGGCGCCGGGGTCTATAGCCGTTTGGGATAGCGAACAGCTAGCAATCAACCTCCAAGACATTCTGCGAGGTCAGCCCGGCGAAGCGGTCGAGAAGACCACATGGCCAGTCCCGACGGTCGTTGTCGCGCAGTTCGCTGTCCAGCTCGTACGCCTAGTACCAGCACTGTCTAACGACGGGCCGTTGCAAACAGTGGTCCCCGGTGAAGTTGAAATCGGTGTGTCAGGCATGCAGGCAATGGATGACGCCGACGCGATCGTCGAGGCAGCCCTAGCGATCCAGCAAGCGCACACCGTCACAGAACCCGGCATGGGCTTCGGGATCGGCCAGGTCAGCACGCTTGGTCCCGAGGGTGGATTGGCAGCGGTCATGTTGAAGGTGACGATCAGCCTCGACTAAGGAGGCCCGAATGGCCGAGATCAAGCTAGTTCTTGACGGCGCACGCCTCGCTGAGCTCTTGCACTCACCGACGGGCCCTGTAGGCCGTCACATGATCGAGCGTGGAGAGCTAGTCAAGCAAGGCGCCCGTGCTCGAGCGCCACGCAAGTCGGGTTGTCTCCAGGGTTCGATAGTCAAGCGTGTCGAAGATCGTGTTGAGGGCATTGCTATCCGCGTCATCGCCGACACGTCACCATGCTCGCCCGACCGCAAGTCGTATGCGCTGTTCGTACACAATGGCACCCAGGCTCACACGATCGAAGCAAAGAACGCAGGGGTCCTGAGCTTCGAGTGGCATGGGGAGCGCGTGTTCTTCGCGTCGGTGCTGCATCCCGCGACCCGCGGGCACCCATTCCTACGCGACAGCCTCCCGCTCGCCGTCGCCTAAACAAACTGCCATCAGGTACCGGCAGGGTCCCCCGCTCCTGACTTGGTGGCGGGGGACCTAACCAAGTCAACCCAAGGAGTAACCGTGGAACTAGACCCCATCGGACGGGTAGAGAATCCTGACGATCTCGACTTCGAGCCAATCGTCATACCCGTCGTCGGATACACACGCAAGGGGAAGGAGGTCCTACACAAGGCCCAGTTCCGATCAGTAGCTCCCGCCGGCCAGACAGTCGCTGTGCTCAGGAACATGGCCCCCACTGGTGGGGTCCCGGCAGCACAGATGATGACGTTCCTCGACGCATGTGTACTAGCGGAGGATCGCGAAGCATGGAACGCCTTTCTCGATAACTCCGAGGTCGAAATCGAACAGTCAACTCTCGTGCGTGTGTACGCGGCGCTGATGGAGACGTATGCTGCCCGCCCTACGATGCCGCCCGGCGACTCGTCTGGTACTGGGAAGACAACGAAGCAGACCTCTCAGGCCGCCTCACGCTCGCGGGCATCTCGTTCGCGGAAGAGCCCCTCGCGCTCGCGCTCGACCTGATCTACACCTACTGGCTCGACGATCTCGTACCAGCCGGTGAGCAGCGCGTAACCATCCGCCGCAAGCTAGACGAAGCCCTCGCGCGGCCACTAGAGAAGCAGGCCGCCGAAGCGTACGACAAGGAGAACTGGGGACTCACACCAGAGGCCATCGCTGCCGCTGAAGAAACCGATGCCCTTTTCCCGGAAACGGAGTGATACATGGTAGTAGGTGAGGCATCGGTCATTATTGTTCCTGAGACGGCTGGCTTTGCAGCCGCTCTCGACGCGGAGTCGGAGGGAGCGTTCGCCAATTTCAAGAAGGACGCGGAGACGGCGGGCGACGATGCGGGCACTGGCCTACGAGCCGGGGTCCGCGACGAGGCTGGAAAGATCGAGGGCGATCTAGGCGAAGTAGGCGCCAACGCCGGCCTAGCGATGCGCAAAGGCGTCGAGGACGGCAGTAAAGGCGTCGAGAACGATCTTGGTGATCTTGGGGCCGCGGCAGGAGTGAATCTTCGCAAGGGCGTCGAGGGTGAGGCGTCAAAGCTAGAGAGCGATCTCGGGAACGTCGGCAACGTGGCTGGCGGGAAACTCCGCGAGGGCGTCAAAGGCGAGACGGGGAAGCTCGCCGACGACATGGAGAAAGACGGCGAGGAGGGCGGCGACCGTCTCTCCAAGGGCATGGGCAAAGGCATGGAGAAGCTAGCCGGCCTCATCTCCAACACAGGATTGCCGTTGGGTGGACTCTCGTCGAAGGTAGACAACGCTGGGAAGGCGATGCAGGACGCCGACGGCAAGGTGAGCGGCTTCTCCGGCACGCTCTCTCACCTCGGCGGTTACGCACTGCTCGGAGTCGGTGCCGGATTTGCCGTCGCGGCTGTCGCTGGGATCAAGCTTGCCGAGTCGATGCAGACAGCGGAGGTGTCGATCGCGAATGCATCGGGGACGGGAGTCAACGCTGCTAAGGCAATCGGCGATGCTTTTCTCGGGACTGCATTCAAGAGCACCTTTTCAGGGCTCGAAATGGCAAAGGCATATGCGGTAGTCGCAGCCCAGTTGAAGAGTACGGAGGGCCACGCACTCTCAACCGGCGACGCGATGAAGGTGATGAGTGCGGCCTCCGATCTAGCCGAGGCGAAGCAAATTGACCTTGGATCAGCCACTGAAACGGTCGCGAAAACCATGCAGGTATTCGGGCTAAAGGCTGACGAAGCTGCGCACGCATCCGATGTTCTCTACCAAGGGTCCGAAGCAACCAAACAGAGCGTCGAATCTCTTGGAAACCAGCTCGCCAAGATGAAGTCCAAGCTGGGCGAAACATCTGGGAGCATCGGCCAGCTCACGGGGTTGCTGGTCGATATGACCAATCAGCACATAACCGGCCGGGCGGCCGTGACGGGGTTGAGCACCGGCCTGAATACCCTTGAGAAGTCCGCCGAGGCTACCGGGACCGCAACACGGGCACAGAAATCGGCGTTTGAAGCATTGAGCCCAAGCTTGCAAGCACTCGCAAAGCGGTACGAGGACGGGTCACTGACGTCCAAGGAATTCAAGAAGGAGACGGAAGGGCTATCGCCAGCCCAAGCAACGCTCGTCGCATCATTCACCAAGGCATCAACGGCCGTGCAGGCGGCCCAGTCGAAGTACAAGGAACTCGGGGTCACCGCCTTCGACAGTCAAGGCAAGTTCGTCGGCATGGGCTCCATCATCGACCAACTCGCGCCCAAGTTCCAAAAGATGTCCAAAGAACAGCAGCTCGCCGCCGCGACCACCCTATTTAGTGCCGGCGCCGCCAAGCAGATGACCGCAATCATCGACGCCGGCCCAGCCGCTTACAACAAGGCTACGGCTGCTGTCGAAAAGCATGGTGCTGCCGAGGCTGCCGCAAAGAAGCAGGGCGAAACACTGAAGGGCGAGGTGGAGAGGCTCGGAAAGGGCGTCGAAGACCTAGCAAACCGCTTTGGTGGGGTGCTGATCCCGGTAGTGACAAAGCTAGCAAAGACGCTAGCCGACACTACCGTGTTCGTTGCACAACACAAGGCTGCGATGATCGCTCTCGCTGTCGTGATAGGTGGGCCCCTTGTTGTCGCGATCTCAGCCTATGTCGCTACGGTCGTATCTGCCGCTGCGTCGAGCGTTGCGGCGTTCGCGACCATTGCCTCCGGTGCCGAGCTAGCCGAGGGACAAACACTCGGGGCCACGGCTTCGATGGCGGCAGGATGGATCAGCAGCACCGCAGAGGCGGTAACGGCCGCTGGTGCGACGGTAGCGTCGTGGGTAGGAATCGGGGATGCCGCGATGGCCGGTGGCGCTGCTACTGCTGCCGGTATCGCGATCGGCACAGCCGGGATCTCTCTCCTGGTCGTAGGGATCGTGGAGCTGGCGTCGCACTGGAAAGAAGTATGGGGCGACATCAAGGCAGTCGTCTCCGACGCCGTTAGCTTCATCGAGGGTCATTGGAAACTACTACTGCCGATCCTGCTCGGGCCGTTCGGGCTGCTGATCGACGGGATCGTCAAGTTCCATACACAGATCACGGGCGTATTCACGAGCATCGTCAACTTCATCACGACAGCCTGGACCAAAGTCAAGGCATCGGCGAGCGAACTCATCACGTCCCTCGTCTCGTTCTTCTCGCAGCTACCCGGCAGGCTCACCGGCTTCTTTACCACGATCGTCAACTTTGTCATAGCCACCTGGACGCGAATCAGGGCCACTGCCCAAGAACTCGTCAACAGTGTCGTGACATTCTTTAGCGCTCTGCCGGGGCGTATCGCAGGATTCTTCACGACTGTCGGTAGCGATGCTCAGCACGTATGGGACACGATCAAGCGGGACGTCTCGACATTGGTCGAGGATGTCATCGACTACTTCAAGGAACTGCCTGGGCGTATAACGAGCGGGATCTCGAACCTAGCTGGCGATGTCGCCAAAGTCTGGAACCAGATAGGCAAAGGGGCCAGTGGCTTGATCGGTGAAATCGTCAAGTTCTTCAGCGGACTGCCCGGGGAAGTAATGGGCGTCGTATCGAAACTGCCAGCCGAAATGCTGAAGCTCGGCGAACATATGGTCGAAGGCGTCATTCATGGCTTTGAAAAACTCGCCGGAAGCCTCCTAAGCGCCGCAGAAAAAACACTACTCTCGCCCATCGAAAAGGTCGCTAAAAAACTAGGTATCAGCAGCCCAAGTAAAGTCACAGAAAAGCACGGCGAAGCCATCGTCGAAGGCTATGCCACGGGCATGAAGAAAGCTGCCCCAAAGATGGAGGCGGCTGCCGCCGATGTGTCCCAGACAGTCTTGAAGTGGGCGAAGCTCGCAGAAGAAGCCGCTGCCAAGTACCACGTCTCGGCAGCCCTACTGTTGGCAGACATCGACGCTGAGTCCAGCGGCGACCCTCTTGCTAAGTCGTCAGCAGGTGCTCAAGGTCTCACCCAGTTCATGCCCGGAACGGCGCAAGAGTATGGCGTCAAGTACGGAGCAGGTCCTGCTGAAACCCGTTCGCAGGTCTTTGGGCAGGCTAAGTATTTGACCGACCTCGGCGTGCAACAGGACGCCCGACTCGCCCTCGAAAAATACAACGGAGCACCGGGCAGCGCCGAAAGCACCTCGTACGCAACCGAGGTCCTGGGCAAGGAGTCAGGCTACTCCCACGCACTGGGCTCGGGCTCAAAATCCTCGGCGACTAACTCCACTGAACAAAAGGCGGCACTCGACAAGCAGGTGGCCCAGCAGCATCAGGCCCTCGCCGAATGGGTAGCGAAGACTACTGCCAGTGTCGCCGACGGCACCAAGGCCCAGAAGGCAGCCGTCGCCCAGGAGATCGCCGACCGCAAGGCGATGGTCGCGAAGGAGATCGCCGACGAGAAGGCCGGTCTCACGGTCCAGCAGGCCCAGCAGAAGGTCGAGCTACAAAAGCAGACGAGCGACCAGAAGGCCGGTAATTCGGTCCTGGACAAGATGCTCGAGGCGATCCACTCGGGCAGCTTGAAGACCCTCGAAAAAACGTTGTACACCGTCCATCTCGACGGGCTAGCCAAAATCGAGAAAGACCTCGACAGTGACCACAAGACCGCGCTCGCCAAGCTCTCCGGTGAACTAGTCAAGGTTCACAAGGAAGCCCTGGAAAAGCAGACGGCGCTAGAGGTCAAGGCCACGAAGGAAGTCGACGAAAAGGCGGCAGCGGCGGCAGCCAAGGTCCGGGAAGCCAACGAAAAAGCCGCAGAAAAGGCAGCCGAAGAACAAGTCAAGGCTCGCGAAGCCTCGGAAAAGGCGGCGGAAGAAGCGGCTAACGCTCAGGCTGCTGCGATCACGAAGGCGACGACGATCGTCTCCGACGAAGCCTCCAACAAGACCCAGGAAATCTCCGACTCCACCAAGGTCGCCCTCGACAAGCAAGCCGAAATCGGCCTATCGGGCACAGAAGCCATCGCGGCTCACCTGCAAACCGTCTTTGATGAAGTGACCCAACAGGGCGATAAGGAAATCGGCGTAGCCAAGGTCGCCGAGGACCAAGCGGCGGGCACGGGTGTGATCGCGGAAGCTGAAGCTGCACGTCATTTGGCTGAAGTAGAAAACGCCGCGAAAATCCGTGAGGCCGAAGCGCAGTCGAAAGAGGAACTCGCCGCCAAAGGCAACGCGGCGAGCACGACAACGACACAGACGAACGCGCCGATCAATGTCTACATAAACGGGACCGGCCTCTCAAATGCAGGCATTGTCGCCGAGATTGGCTGGGCAGCAAAGATAGGCACACTGCCCGTCGCTCCACCACCTACACCTATCACGACACCAGCATGAACACTTATGACCCCGATGAGTCTGTTGTGGCTGCCCAGCGGTGGGCCGACCTAATCTTGGCGGACGACCTCGATGGGGCGTTGCAACTTACACATCCGAGTGTACGTGACTCGCTACCCGCAATCGCACAAGGCCTCTCCGAGGATATTCGCGAGGCTTTTAGAGAGTGGACATGGGCCTATAGGTCACGCCCGTTGACGCCTGGGCGTGAGGTAGTGAGACTGGTAGGCCCGGATGGTATGGCCCAGCTTGAGGCGAAGTACGTTGCGGGAGAACCAGACGAGCAGGTGTGGTGCGACGACACGGTCGAATTTATCATGGAATATACAAACGACGGACGCTGGTTGTGTTGCGGGCAGTCTGACTGGGTTGTTCCTGCCTGATGTTCCCTAGCTCAAGTGAAAGTCTGCCGACTCTCGCTGTTCGCCAAATGCACTATCGGGGCCTGACGTTCTCGGGAACGGTTCATGGCACCAACTACCAGTATCAGTCGCTGGTCGGGATCGACAATCCTCCGATCGTCTCTGGTGATGTGCAGCGTGCGCTCGACCAGGGGGAACAGGCCGGCCTCGACGTGTACCAAGGACGTGACATCACGTTGCAGCAGGCAATCGTCGCGAAACGCGGGCAAAGCTCCGCAGCCGCAGACCTAGAACTCGAGGAAGCAAGCCAAGCGATGGGCGCTGTCATGGCCGTCGCAGGGGACACCGAATACCCGCTCTACATCCAGCGGCCGTCCGGCTTGTATGCGTGCATGGCGCGTCCCCGGAAGCACAACTTCACCGAGGACATCAACATGGTCTTGGCGAAGGGCGGCGTAGCTACCTCATTGTGGCACGCGACCGATCCCCGCTGGTATTCGTGTCCAACCCAACTGGAGTCGGTCGGGCTTCCCGAACCGTCCGGCACCGAAGGGCTCAAATTCCCGCTCGAATTCCCGCTCTCGTTTGGTGGCGGCTCGGCTGGCGGCATCCTCGAATGTAACAACGCCGGTAGCTTCGAGATGCGGCCCATACTGACGTTCACGGGACCGTGCAAAAACCCGGTCGTGCAAAGCCTATTGATCCCGGGCGAACCGTCACTCGGATTCAACATCACCCTCGAACCGGGTGACACGCTCGTCCTTGGCACCGACTACCAGACCGTGATCTACACGCCCAACGGTTCACCTTTCGGGGCGCCCGCAAGGAAAACGGCGATGAAAACAAACACCTGGTTCAACTTTCCCCCCGGCATGAACAAGCTGCTGTTCACGACCAGTGACAGCGTGGCGGTGGCTGGGACGTTGACTGCGGAATGGGCGTCAGCTCGCCCGAGCCTCTGATGTACTCGAACCCGTTCGTATACAAGGCGTTCGACCTGATGAGCATGGAAGAACTCGACCCGCTCCCATACACGGGCGTGACGTTCGGTCGCCAGATCAACTCGCCCGGGCCATGGTCGGGGAATCTACTGCTCTCTGATAAGGGCGTGAAAGAACTGCGCTACCTCGAATCCAGCAGACCAGCCCGTACAGCATTGTTCGTTGACTATCTCGGGACGCTCATCTGGGGCGGCATGATCTGGACCCGCAAGTACAAGGAGACCACACGCTCGATGGCAGTGGGGGCTCAAGAGTTCGGCTCGTATTTCCAACAGCGCCTGCAGGCCGCCGACTACTCGACCACCTGGGAAACCGAAGCTGGGTTGAGCCCACTACTGATCGTGCAGAAGATCGTCGAAGACGCCCAAGCCAAGGAACTCGAACTGTGCGGCAAATACGCCGCTGGGAAGATCGGGTTCACGATCAACGCGACAGCCGGCGAAGCGCCACCGATCAAAGTCTCCTATCCCGCGACACAGCTACAGACCATCGAAAGCATAGTCTCCACGCTCTCCCAAATGGGGTTGACTGCAGGGTTCGACTACAGCTTCGACGTCGAATACCTGCCGGGCACACTGACGCCAGCAGTCACCATGAACCTCTGGTATCCCCGCCAAGGACGCACGGCCGGCGAAACAGGGATTATCATCCAAACCTCGGACCTGACCGATAACGAATACTCCGAGGATGGCACTAAGCAAGCCAACTCCGTCACGGTCACGGGTTCAGGATCTGGGGGTCTCCAACCCGCCGATGTGATCGCAACACAGGTCTTGGACGAAGGCTATCCGCTGCTTGAGACGATGGTCAGTCACACGCAGCTCAACAATGAGAGTGTGCTCGTCAATGTCGCGTTCGGCGAAGCCCGACTACGAGCATGGCCAGTAGACACACCCGTCCTCACCCTGCCCGTCCCGCTACCCGACGCCGAAGGCAACGTGGACCCGACGAAGTTCTCTTTCGGGAGCTTCAGTCTCGGAGACGACTTCCTCTGGAACGTCGCGCGGCTCGCAGGCGAAGGCGAGAACCAGTCTCCACGCTGGCCCAACGGTATGGAATACGAATGGCGGATCAACGGCTGGACCTGCACAGCCGACCCCGGCAAGCCGACGCTGACGATCGACCCCGGCATCCCACCCACCGGACCGGGCTGGCCTGCGCCCGCACCGATCGAATAGCCGATGCCCGGTATTACCCGTCCAGCTCGCGAAGCCTACCTAGAGCAGATCGAAAACCTCGAAAAGCAAGTCCGGGCGCTACAGACCCAACAGCAGTTCGTCATCACCGACCCATCCAAGGCTACGGGCGATCCGGCACATGGCTATGCGACGGTCGTCATTGGTCCGCTCAACACGATTTGCGGTATAGCCGCCTTTGGCGCGGCTGCATGGCAGAACGACAAATGGGTCCAGATCGGCGAAGACACCGGATGGATTGATGTGACTTCCTTCTCTAATTCTTGGGTTGGGTCAGGGGTCGCCTATCGAAAGGTAGCTAGTGTCGTGCGCCTTCGGGGCGAGTTCAGTAGCGGTACTTCGTTGGGAACGGCGTTTACGCTGCCTGTGGGATTTCGTCCAGACCAAAACGCTTTCTATGCGATGGGCGCTTGGTTCAACGACGCATCCGGATGCAACGTTTTGGTGGATGCAAACGGCGAAGTAAAGCCATCCACGAACGGTACATACGAACGGGTCGCTCTCGACGGCATCACCTTTACCACCGATTAGGAGATACGCATGGCGATCAACAAAATACCGTTTGTCGTTGCGAGCACCGAAGCCGAGAGCACCGCTGCCCTGTTCCGTCAGGCGATCTCATCGTTCCTGAATCCGGCTGGTGGCACGGTCGCCGAAAAAGGCTTGACCGTCAAAGCGAAAGCCACACCGAACATGGAAGTCGAAGTCGAAGGCGGCGACCCCAATGGCCAGATATGGATACCCGGAACATCCCTGTCGAACCAGGGCTTGTATTTCTGCTCGGTTGATTCGACTACGGGACTTGCGATCGGCGCGGCCTCCACGTCAAATCCCCGCATCGACACGATAGTCGCGAGGGTTGAGGACTCGTTCTACGCCGAATCGAAAAACGAATTCCTACTCGAAGTAATCGCGGGTACACCTAAAGCCGGGATCAGCAAACCACCCAAAACGAAAGCCGAAGCCGAAGCCGATGGGGCCGGGGCTGTCTCCGTTTCGTCATACGCCTTGGCCTATGTACTGGTGCCGCAGAACGCACCCGCGATCACATCGGGTGATATCGAAAATGTATCGTCTCGCGTATCTCTCCCAGCCGGATCTGTTGGAGATTCGCAGATCACCAAAGGGCGCGCGCTCGTAGAGACAGAAAACGCATATAGCGGCACTGTTTCTCGAACTAATAATACAGAATATGAACCTAGCTCGACAAGATTTGTATTTGTTACCGTTTTGGTAAAAGGGAATGCGGCAGAACCCACTCAATTCGTGGTGAAGATTAATGGTGAAGCTATAGCTTACCAAAAGTGCCCAGCCGAATCGGGTATTATATCTCAGGCATCCTTCTCGTTTCTTTGCCCCCCCAAAGCAAAGTGGAAGGTCGAACTAAGTTTTGGTATCTTTATCGAATCCAGTTACCTTACACTTTAGTGCATCCCATTTTCTTCAAACCACGCCTCTTCTTCGGGCGTTGATGGAAACGATTCGCCATTCGCTTCCGTAGCTTCTATTTGTTCAAGGGTGACGGCTTCGCATTCTTCTTCTTGTTCGGCGGCGTTGTAGATGCACGATTCGTATTCAGTTGGTTCTGCCGTGGCCTTGTGGGCCTTCTTTGCCTTGGCCTTATGGTGGCCTGCCGTAGCCGTGTGCGCTTCACCGTAGATGAGCTGGATGTATTTCTTCCAACCTCGATTCGCCGCTTCGCCTTTGCCGCACCACGCGCCGCCTGCTCCCTGTCCGCAGTGCCAGTGGTCTACTTCTATCGGGCCGTCTGATTCGGGCTCTTCTGGGTATCTGTCTTTCCCGCGGCCGTTCTCTAGGTCGCTGAGCACTTTGATGGCTTCGAGACAAGGGACGTGGCCGTAGGCAACTAGCACCTTTGATGGGTGGGGGAAACGTGCAACGTTGATCGTGCCGCACGAGCGTGTGCTCGCACTGGCTCCTGCGGGCACCGCGAGTACGGCGAGTACGGCGAGGGTGGTGGCGATACGCTTCATGGGTCGAACCTCCTGTTTAGGTTTGGCCGGCCCCGGGGCGTTGGACCGCCGCCGGGGCGCTTAGTTCCGAGGACCGGGACGGTAGCGCATCCGGGGATGTCTTGTCAATCGGGCAGCGCTAGGACTAGTTCAGAGTGGCCGTGGGTTTCGCGGATGCAGGCTGGCGTTGGTTCTTTGCCGACTTCCCCACATAGCCAGCCTTTGGAGAGCAAGCGGCCATTGATAAACGACGTTTTGTGGTCGGGCTTTCCGGACCCATGCAGATAGGAGCCCAGGACCTTCCTGGCGGTGGCGCAAGACTCTGGCCCTTCATAGATCGACACATCCCAATTGAGTTTGGTGGCGCTCACCGTGCCGCATTCCCTTGTGGTTGATTTATGGGGTATGAGTTCTCGGCCCGATGTGCGATCGAAGGTATGGGACTGGCCCACCAAAGTGCTTTCGTTTTCCGCGTAGATGTATAGGCAGACATGTATGTCTCGCGGAAGGCCATAGGGCAGGATTGCGAAGGTGTTGTCGGAGGCCCCCGGAGTGGTTTGGAGTTCTCCGCTCCACGCACTATGCGAAGCGTCGAAGGTGATGGGACATTCCACGCTGCTGGAGTAGGTAGACGCCTCAGCGAACCAATCGCACGTAGAGTCCGGTTCGGACAGATATTCGGGGCAGTTGTGGTGGACTTCCGCCGTTACCTGGATCTCTTCGCTTTCGGGCAGCGACCGGATAGTTGCACCCCCGCTATCAGCGAGTGCGCTTGATGCCGTCATGCCCATCGTTGCGAGCGTGGCGAGTAGGACGAGTCGCTTGGTCATCTGTGTTGCCTCCCTTGGCCTTTCGTTTGAGCGGGCGACAACGTATCAAAGTGTCCGAATGACCTGAATATCGGGGGTTCCTGGATGTCGATATCGAGCTGGCGCGCTGATGAGGAATGAGCCGGAGTCGTTCAGTGTGGGCGCGGGTCGTCCAAGACTGGCCCCGGTGGGCCCAGGTCGCAGGCGTGCTGTTGGGGTCGTGGCAGATCCTGGCATGGCAGGTCTCGGGCCACGAACCGAACCTGGGAGTCATGACGTTCGCGGGAGCGCTGCTCATGTTCCAGCGCGCGGCGACGGCCGCCCGCCAGCGAAAGGACGAAAGTTGAGCTGGCTACGCCACCACCACCTCGTCCTGGTGTGTGCTGGGAGTGCTGTGGCTGCTGTCGTCCAGTGGGCTGGAGGTTTCCATGTCTAGGGTGCGGCGTGCTACTGCGGCGATATGGCGGTTCCTTGACCGGATCGGTTGGGTCATCGCGATCGTCTTCGTCGCGATCGCGCTCTACAAGCTCCACCATGACGAGCAAGCGAACAAGAAGGCGGCCGCACACACTCGCACCGTCCAAATTCAGGGTGGTCCTGTCGCCGTGTGTTTGCGGGAGGTCATGGAAAACGTGGCTCCGTTGCTGGAGCGTGTCCCTACGGTTGAGCAGCCCCTAGAAGCCTATGTGCGGCTGCAGTCCAAGCGTTATGTGGGCGTTGTGTGTCCGGATAAGCCCTGATGTTCGCTGTCCTTCACTTCGTCAGTCAGGCCAAACAGGAAGGACAGCCTGTAGTCATCACGAGCTGGGTCGAACTCTTGACCGTTGTCTCGATCGTCGGCGTCCTCGCCTCCGTAGTTGTGACTGTGATCCGGTATTGGAAGGCGACGGAATGCCATATCGCGGGTTGCCATAAACACCAGTGGAAGAGAGTCGCCGGGACCGATCACGTGGTGTGTAAGAAGCACCATCCGGACGATGAGCCGACGCACGCACAGGTCCTCGAGGACCACAAGACCGCTCGCGTCGGCGTAGCTCGCAGTCTCTAACCCACCTCTAAGGAGGCGTCTCTATGAAGGTTCGTTGTCTCGCGGCGCTCGCCGTGCCGCTCGCACTTGCCGGTTGCAGTTCGACCGTGACGCACACCGTCACCGAGTTGACGCCGGCTCCGGTCGTGACCTATATCCCGCCGGAAAGCTCCGTGACCCCAGAAGGCGCGAAGCCCGTGGCGCCCCCGGTCTCGTTGAAGCCGACGGTCACACACGAGCTCACGATCGACTCGACGGGCTTGCGTCTGATCGAGGGCTTCGAGGGGTATTCGCGGTGTGCCTACTGGGATCCCTACGGTCACGTCTACACAGCTGGGTTTGGTCAGACGAAAAGGATCTATGCGGGATTCTGTTTCGCTAGTCGTGCTGCCGCTGAACAGAACCTAAAGCGGTCCGTCCAAGCGGAATACGAGTGGGCGGTTCACGCGATCGGCTACCCGTTTGACCAGCATGAGGTCGATGCGCTCGACAGCTTCGCCTACAACGTCGGCGCGGGAGTGTTTGTTGGCGCTCTCAGGGCAGACCTGGCCAGCGGCCATATCTATGCGGCGAGCCGGATCATGTTGCAGTACGACCACGCCGGGGGAATAGTCCTCGCCGGCTTGAGGCTACGCCGAGAAATCGAGGTGCGGCTACTCCTCGCGCCGGAGCCGAAACCGAAGCCTTCTCGGGCTGCGCTGTTGCGTGAGCGAGAAGCCCTTCGGGTTGACCTGACACGCCACCGCTGCCGGATTGCTCCTTACCACGGTCGTGGTCGTTACCACGCCATCTGCCATCGCTGGCTCAGTGAGGGCCAGTCCGTTGACCGTCAACTGAAAGGAACCAAATGAAGCTCCAGCTCCCCTCGTGGGCGACCACCGTGGGTGGACTCGTCACGGGCATCCTCGCCGTCCTCAACCAGACCACCTTTAGTTTCGCTGCCCAGTGGCAGGTTTACATCACGATCGCACTGTTCTTCTTGTCGGGTATCGGGATCAGTCCGTTGGTGGGTCCAGCTTTCAGGGCCGCGTTGCATATCTCGACGAGGGTGAGCTTGGTTATCTCCTCCGCGCTTGGAGCGTTGGCGTTGGCTGCTACGACCCTCTCGATATCGAGCGGGGCCAAGGGAGCGATCCTTGGTGTCCTGACGTTCCTCGCGGCGCTCGGGTTTGCTCCCACTGCGGTCGGTGTGAGCTATGCCGCTCGGATCAAAGGAGCACGGCGATGAATAGGTACAAGCTCGGTCGCACCCCAGCAGTCCGTCCCGCCGCACTGAAGGACCTGAGCGTCTACGCGAAGGGGTCCTTGCCCGCGCCGCCCAGGACGGTGGAAGTACCGAAGGCGTCCTATCCGATCGACGGTAACGCGACCTATGGTGATTGCACGATCGCCGGGGTCGCCCATCTGATCGCTGCATGGAACGCGGAGACGCACGAGCACGACCCGGTCCCCTCGGAAGAGACGATCGTCCAGGAGTATTTCAAGCTCACCGGCGGTGAAGATACCGGCCTGAACGAGGCTGAAGTCCTCAAGGCGTGGCAGACGACGGGCCTGTTCGGTGAGCAGATCGCCGGTTATGCCACCGTCAACCCAAAGGACCTGCTGCAGTTGCACCAGGCTGTCGCGTTCTACGGTGGCTGCTACTTGGGGATCGAATGCCCCGAGTCCGCGCAAGAACAGTTTGCCGCGGGAGAACCGTGGACGTACGAGGACTCGCCGGTCGAGGGAGGCCATTGTGTCGTTGCCCTTGGATACGGCCCGAACGGTGGATTGCACTGCGCGACATGGGGCGGCATCGCCGTTCTCGAGGCGAGCTTTCTAGCGCACTATCTCGACGAGGCGTGGATGGTCCTGCCGCACCAGATGGTCGAGGCCAAGGGTGATGCTCTCGGGATCGACCTCGCGTCGCTTGAAGCCGACCTAGCACGCGTCTGATGACGGACACGGTCGAGGTAGGCGGCGTTCTCAAGCGCGAGCTCGACGAGAACGTCGCCTACCCAAAGCACCCACCACGCACAGGGAGCACGATCTATAAGCGCACCCACCACCACCTCGTCTATGACATGGACGCGCCCTGTTGGATCTGTGGTATCCGCCACTCGACGGGCGGCGCGATGGAGACCCACCACTATCGGTTCGAGTGGGCGTCCCAGTTCGGTCTTGATCTAGCGAAGGTCGAGGCGGACTTCCCCGACCTAACCGACCGACAGAAGCTCGCGGAATGGGTTGACTCGGAGGGCAACATGCTTGTCCTGTGCGCTGCACACCACAGGGGCAAGTACACGGGTATCCACGAGATCACCTACCCCGCATGGCTGTTGCAGCGCTATGAAGGCGCGGAGTTCTCGTTTATTGACCAGCACGCCGTACCAAAGGCGCACACCGGCCTATTGGCGAACGGTGATCCACATCCAGGAGGCCCGGCATGAACCTCGACTCGAAAGGTGGCTATAGGCTCGCGTTGCTCGTCGCCGGCTTTGTAGGTGCTGGTGTGGTCTATGGCGTTGGCGAACTCGTACGCCACGTCCTCTAACGGGGTGGAGCTAGCCGATTTCGAATCGTATGCTTGGTTCCTCGCGAACCGGTACAAGCCGTTCCTTGGTGGTGGTGACGAGGACGACGTGTTTCAAGAGGCGATGGTCTCGGCATGGTTATCGATCACCAAATGGGACGGGCCGGGTGATGGCGAGTCGTATGTGATGACGCACATGAAGTGGGATGTGCTCGACCATATTCGTGCTTATCGCGGTTCGAAAAACGCTCCCGTGCTCGTCGCGTTCGAAGATAGTGTTGGTCCGGACGTGACGTTCGAGACGGTCCTCGAGCGGGAGCGTCTACGCACAATCATCGAGACCGTGCAGGGATTGTCGGGTTGGCAGCGGGCACGCATGGCTAACCGTATCCAGGGCTTATCGAACGTTCAGATCGCTCGAGCAGAGGGGTGTACGGTCACAGCGATCGACCGTTCGTTCTGGAAGACGAGACGAGCCCTCAAGCTCGCTCTCGCTGCTTAGACGGGCCAGATACGTCGCAGCATCCACCGCAACCGGGGGAAGCGCGGCGCCGGATAGTCGCCGCTGACGATCCACGGGGGGATGTTGTAGAGCCGGGCGACGTGGCGCATATCGAACCGCTCGGTCTCGATAGGTACCTCTCTGCCTTTGACGAAGGCTTTCCCGGCCGGGATGTTGATCGGCTCCAAGTGTCGAGGATTACTCATCCCTGAATCTTACCGCTCGTAGTGGAGGGTGAAGACTCAGGTGAAGAGGCGATCAAGGCCACGCTCAATCAACCCTTGTAGTTCGCCGAACAGTTCGGCAAGGAGGTCGAAGACCGTGTAGCGCTTGAAGGTCGGTCCGACTGGGTGGCGTGTGGCCCTGTAGCCCTGGCGGTAGTGCTCAAGCATTCGTCTAGCTTACCCCGTCGAGGTGACGGGAAGGCGTCAGTTGGGTTGACGCGATCCATGCCCGGGTTGTGCCCGAGGCGACCCTGAACGGAGGTCTGATGCAGTCCGACTACTCCTATCCCTCATCGCCGTCCTCGCATTCGGGCCGGCTCATACACAGCACCGCTCCACGACCCTGCACGGTCAAGATCGGCACCACGCGGTACTCGGTCACGCTCGTCGGCACCGCAGCCGAAGCGTCTTCGACCGTTTCAACCTCTGCGTAGCCAACCACGAGGCCGGCAACCCCGGTAGCGAGCTAGAGAGCACCGTCGACTGGCACATCGTCGACAACGGTTACGGCGGCGGTTTCCAGTTCGTGCCCTCGACCTGGTTGGCTGCCGGCGGCGGCCGGTACGCTCGAGAACCGCAAGACGCCACGCCGGAACAGCAGACGATCATCTTCAACTCGTACGAGAAGCGCGACCCCGGGGCTTGGCCGATGTCTGTGCCCGCTTGTGGTGGCGCCTAACAGACGAGGGGCCCGCCGAAGCGGACCCCTACGCCGTATCTTGCTTGTGGGTAGCGTTCTGTTCGGCCACCCAGCGGAACTTCGTACCTAGCTGCTACGGACTATCTTAGGTGGTGTCCGGACGGCTTGTCAAGATGCAGGGGAATGAGCTTGCAGCTTGAATAAGGCCCCCGGCGGGATTCGAACCCGCGACCTCCCAGTTAGCAGCTAGGTGCTCTTCCGCTGAGCTACGAGGGACGAGCATCGTAGCTTTGTTCGGTGTGGTGTAGGAGTCGATCCACAAGTCAGCACGGCGGTTTGAAGAAACCTATAACGGGCGGATCAACGGGCCGTCCAGACCGCAGGCCGGGGTGACCTATCGGAAGTCCCCGGCACCGAATTGAGCTTGAAAGAGGTCATCGGTCTGTCATCTTTGCGATGCTGCGCACGACCGCTCGATCGTAGGCTGCATCCTCTCCGAGCAATGCCACCTCAAGTGCGCGATTTACTACCCAGGATGCGGAGCGGTCGATCTGCTTGGCCTTCTCCCTGAGCAGCTCGTCCAGCTCGGCGGAGAGACGGAACGAGCGTTGGACATTCTTGGTACTCATGCTCTTCAGCAGCTTGGTATCAGTCATGCAACACATTGTATCACAGTGGGATACATTTACGCAACCGGCCGACTGTAGGGGTAGACTCCCTCGCGGCTATTAAACCAAGCTCCGGCTCCATCCTCGGTGCCCAAGCGGACACGTGGCGCACCATCTAAGCGGCTCTCAGCTATTACGGCTGGGGCCGCTTTCGTCGTTTAAGGGGCTAAGGGGAGGGCTGGCGCGCAAACATCTTGGGGATGAATGGGTGCGCCAGCCCCCGCTAGGACCGAATGGGCGTCCGGCCTGCTCAACCGGACGGGAGCATACACGAATCTTTGCGGGTAAACCGTCAAGGGCTTACCCCATGGACTAGACGGGGGTTGGCGTGAGAGTGTTTCCGACTCGATGCCAGCCCAAGCCAAAGACGCCGATCCAGCCCTCGGGGTCGTCCTGCGACGCCTACGCGAAGAACGAGGCCAGACTCTAGAAGGGCTCGGACAGAACCAGAAAGTCCGGTTGACCGCCGGGTCGCTCAGCATGATCGAGCTAGCCCAAGCCGACCCTGGGTGGGGGAAGGTCATGCGGATCATCGACGGGCTCGACGTCTCGCTCATCGAGCTGGCGGAAGCCGTAGAACGCGAGCGCGGCTAATGCGATCCGGTTATCGGTTGATGACGCCGCCAGGGCCGACGTGCGGCACCTGGGACGGTCCCGGCACGGGCATCGGGGGCGGCGGCTTGAAGGGAGGCTGGTTGCCGAACGTCATAGGCTGCTGGGGCGATTGTGGTGGCCGCGGGGGCTGTGGCTGCTGTGCGGTCATGGCTCCTTACCTTTGTCGGCCTATCAAGAGCGATCAAAAGCGCTGCAACGACGAGACCTACGGAAAGAATACCAAGTGCCCCGCGAAGGAGCTGCCCCTTCTGCGTGACGCGGGTTCCGTTCCTCTCAAACGCTGCATCGAGGTCGACGAGTAGCTGTAGGCGCGCCGCGCCAGCTTGCAGCCCACCATAGGTGGCGTAGAACTCGAGCGCTTGGGGTCCGAGGTCTGTGTTCTTGGCGAAGATCGACCATAGGCAGAGCACGGTGGCGATCGCCATGAAGGGAAGGGGGACCCACCACCAGGTCTGGAGGAGATCCTTCGCGGCGATATTGGCTGCTAGGAGAGCTCCGTTGAATGCAAGGACGCCCATCGTGCGTCCGTCGAGGCTCGTCTCGTCCGAAATCTGGGCTAGTAGCTGGATTGTTGACAGGTCGAGGGTTGCTGTCAGGATGACGTCTTGGTCGTCCTCTGGTAAGGCAATTTGAGGGTTGTCGTCGTGCAAGGTCGAGCATGATACCCAGACGTGCAATCCCCACTTGTCCATAGATACGAATATCTAGAAACACGTTCTTCCCTGAAGTGTCCCAGCATGTAAGATCGCCCCCGGCAACGACTTCTCAAGGGGGAGACAGCGCATGGATGCAGCCGGGTTAGACCCCACCACCCAGGCAGACACAGACCTAGCGACCGAGAGAGCACGCATGCTCTTCGCCGCAGCCTGCAACGGCGCGGCCCACCAGCCGGGCCTGCCACTCCACGAACGCGCCGGCTATCTAGCGATGCGACGCGAAGCCGTACGGCTCGCCACCGGCGAGGCAGAGCTAACCCCAGTGTTGCATATAGGCTACAGTTGCACGGACCGGGACGATCCTATAAGGTCACGCCCCGTGGGCGAACGTACGTTCGGTAGGACGACTGAGGAGCTTCAGCGGGGACCGATGATGGAGGCGCCAAACAGGGACGAAACGCCGGTGGGTGAGTGGGAGGCGCATGCCGAGTTTGACCTTGGGCTACTCATTGGCTCGTACCTTCGGCGGAATCCTCCTCCCGTCGATTCCCATCTGGCGGTAGAGCTAGACGACTGTGCGCGAGATTTCGAAGTCGCTGGCCGGGCTCACCTTGCCCAACTTGGCCGAGGTCCGCTACGTCTAGCACCTCGCGGGGCGTTCCCCACACGACGATAGCCCAGAGCACGTACGGAGGCGTCACGGGCGTTTTGCCTTCCTCCATGCGCGCGATCGAGCCGCGCTCTACACCCATCTGACTCGCGGCCTTCGTCTGACTGAGATTCGCATGTTGCCGGGCGAGCTTCCAACGCTCGCGCAGGCTTAGTTGTGTGTTTGGGTCGGCCATCCGTGGCTTGATCGTCGCGCATCCGTGCGGCATTTGACGCCTTCTTTGAGGAAAGTCTTGACAGGCGTGTAGTGCTATGCTACATTATGTGGCGTGACACCACACACATCCCCCAAGTTCGACCTCGCAAGCGCCCGAATCAACGCTGGCCACTCCGTACGTTCGCTGGCCGCGCAGATAGGGATAGACGCCCGAACGCTGGGCCGCCTGGAACGCGGTAAGCCGGTACATCCGGGCAGCGCCAAGAAGATCGCGGATTGGGCTGGCGTCGAGGTCACTGACTTGATGCCTGCCAAGCCTCAGGGGCGGAGGGCAGCCGCATGACGGCCTTGGCTCTTGTTTCCGAGGAGGCGCTAGTCGCTGCGGGGGGTCTGGTCGATCTGGTCGAGCCTGTCCGCGAGAAGAACGATCGCGTCCCGGAGTCCAAGCGAGACGCTCATCAGCATCTGGAGCGTCTCTTGCTCACTTGTCGGTTCCTCGCCGCCTTCGACGTGGTACCGGAGGATGGGTGGGCTGCCGCGCAACGCACGGCTGAGGATCTGCTCGACTTCATCTTTCAGGGACATCCAGAGCATGATCCCAGACACCAGGCTTCGAGGGCTGCCGCATGACGGCTCTAGCTCTAGCTTCCCGAGTTGGGGAGGATTTCTCCGTCTTGGATGGTGGCGTGGCGGGGTGTCTGGTTCTCTCGCCAGACCAACAGGATGACGTGGGCTGTGCGGGCGACAACAACCTCCTCGGTAGGGGCGGCGTTTTGGGTTGCTCGACCGGCGGCCTCGAGGTCGCGGACGGTGATGGTGATTTGTTCGGTGGTGGCCATGTCGTGAGAGTGGACTGGCCCGGTACGAGACTGGTTGGTCTTCAGTGTGAATACGGTCTGCGTCCTTCTTTGACTGTAGAAGACGTGTTGTTCCCCGGCTACAGACACGCGTCACGCGGAGTTTCCTGCAGGTCTTCGGATAACCATGATTCTAAGGCAGCGGCGGCATGAAGGCCTATCAGCTTGAGCGGCTAGGCGTTCGATTGTCGAGCGTGTTGCGCGAGACGCAAGCTCTCCGTAAGGACCTGGAAAAGGCCGGTCTTTTGGCAATCGCGCTACCCGAAGCTGAAAATGCTCTCTGCGAGGTGCGTGACCGGCTAGATGGGGAGATCGGTCGTGTTCGTCGCATAGGGGCTGAAGAAGCCTCACGGAACATGATTGCTGACGGGGGTGCCTGATGGGTATTGAGCGTACTGTTCGTGCGGTCGCCGAAGCAGCAGCCGGCTACCTGTCAGGTTCTAAACCGTTCGCGGTCGTGAGTGTGGATAACGAGAACCGTGCAACGTTCGTCGGGGCTTATAAGAGTCGGCTGATCGCGAACGGGATCGCTACACGATCGATGGGTGATCATGTCGATGGTTGGGTTCGTGCTTACGTGGCTGCTCGCAACAATCGTGGTGCGATCATCGTATTGACTGGGCGTGTTGTTGTAGGGAAGTACACGCCTTGCGGGGAGTGTGCATCGTGACCTGGGTATCGGTTATCGCAGCATCCCTTGTGGAAGTGGTTGTGATCATGTTCATAGGTTTCGTCGTGTTGGTGAATCTATGACTCGTATCCCTGACACGTGGCGTATCAGCCCGGTGGATGCTGAGGGTGGTTTCGAGGCACGACGGTTGGCTGAGGATGATCACCCGTTTGGTGGTTTGGCTATCCAGGGCACCGAGGAGCAGTGTGTTAACGCTGCGTGGATAATCGAGGTTCACGGTCCTAGTGAAATCTTGCATGGGCTGAAAGTGTCGCCGTTGTTGCGTAAGCCTCCACGAGCTGACCGGGTGGCGGCATGACCTTTCTCGCTTCACTGTTCCTCCACGCCCTCCAAATCCTTGCTCCTATCGCGGGTGTTGGGGTCCTCTGGAAGCTCTTGACTGACCCGTGGGGGACACGATGAGCTGGCTAGCATGGGTGATCCTGGCAGCACTGGTTGGTGTGGGTGTTCTCTTCGCTTGTGCTCTCGCGTGGATTGCTCAACAGGCTGATGCTCAACCGGCGGTCGCGTCGTGTGACCATCCTGGATGCTCACGGCTAGCCACGGTCAAACTGGATGTCAACGGGCGCAAGTGTTACTCGTGTGAATCTCATGTCGGCGAGATAGTCCGCGAAGCCTCAGACTCTTCTTTTGAGGCATTCGGTGTTGCGGCATGACCGAGTATTGCGAGCTTGACTTCGTTTGTCCTGACCACGGTTGCGAGCATTACAAGATCCCGGTCGAGGTGCGGTGTCGTACCGAACCGTTGAACGTCACGACCCCTATCGATGATCGCGACTTGGACTGTGAGTGTGGGGACCGTCTCATCCAACATGACCTGTTGGGATGCGAGAGCGTGTCACCGGAGACTCGACGTAGGTACAAGGCGTTCGCTGCGACGGCGTGCCTCGCACTAGTCGGGCTCGTTGGTTGCGGCGGAGCTTCGGTTGCACGCCGAGTCAACACAGCCTGCGGACCCGGTGCTCATACCGTGTCGGTTGAAAGCCACGGCACATGGCATACCTACTGGGTTGTCAGGTGCAGTGACGGCACGGTCCGGATGGTGGGCGAATGAAACTCCGTCCCCGCAAGCGTGTCGTGTTGGCCGACCTTTCAAGACCCCGTATCGGAGAGACAAGCCGACCTGTGGCCAGCGGCGTCCATGTGAGCGTGGCTCGACGGACGATGCTTGGCGCGATCGGTTTTACGTCTGTACATAGAAATGACGGTCGAGGGTTGGAGCCCCGACCGTCTCACCCACACGAGGAAGGAACCCTCAGTGAGCAGAGATCAGCATAGCGAGATACCAGTAGGGGAGCCGTGCGCATTGTGCGGCGCACCTGCTGGAGTGACGTGCGCGGACTACATGTACCTGCAGCACTTGAACAGCGCCCATCAGACGGTCGAGCAAGCCTTCACTTCGCCGGAGTTGGATCGGGAGATCGAGTTGGCCGAGTTCGCTACTGAGCGTGAGCGTAGGGCGCAAAGGAGCGTCGCGTAAAATGGCTACGTTCGTGATCCGTGGCGTCGAGAAGAAGCGCCAATTTGACACTCAACACGGCACCTTCCAAGCGTACGCGTTGACGCTGGAGGCGGCCGACAAGAGCCTCGTTACCGCAGAGCTAGTCCAGAAGCCCGAGACAGCACAACCCGCTATCGGAGCATCCGTCGAAGGGACGCTAGAGGACGGTCAGTACGGCAAGCGGTTTAAGAAGGACCGTGCCCCTGGCGCGCCCGGGGGTAGAGCGCCCGTGGACCCTAAGCGGGAGACACGGATCACACATATGCACGCACAGAAGTGCGCGTTGTCATATGCACACTTGAGACAAGCCCAAGGCAAGCTCCCGGCAGAGTTCGGCCTCCAAGACCTTTTCATCGTCGCTAAGAAGTTTCGTGAAGACGTGGAGAGCATCGGATGAGCACCCTGGAGCGATACAAGACCGCCCTCGAACTGATCGGCTATCGAGAGATGTGCCATGACTCGGAGGCCGAGGAGATGCGCCAGCTCGCCAGGAACGCCGTCGGAATGAACAACCCGATCCCCTCCCGTACGCGACCTTTCACCGACCCAATCGAGGCCGACCATGGACACTGAGCAAAGCCAGGAACTAGTCGTCGTCGATCGGTACACAGGCGACGTCTTCGACCCAGCCAAGGCTGACACGGCCCGTTTGGCTGCGTTCTGCACAAACCTCGGCGAACTACGCAAGGAACTAGCCGAGGCGGAGCGGGTCGTCAGCGACGAGCTGGTCGATCGCATGGATCGTGAAGCTCTCTACACGCTGCACGTGGAGGACGGCGAACAACGGTGGGAGATCAAAGGGGCGAGCCAGACCGCTGGCACCACGGTCTACCTGCAAGACGTTCTCGAAACAGAGCTAAAAGGCTTGGTGGACGAGAACACGATCACCCCCGATGCCGCGGGTCGAGCACTACACCGTCACATCAGCCTGCAACTCGGTGTCCCCTGGAACGCTGACCCGCAAGAGATCGCGCAGAAAGTCAAGGAAGCATTGTCGATTGAGGTCGCGGGAGTAACCGTCACCGTCGAGCGGGCTGAAGCACGAGCTGTCCCTGCGACTTCTGGGATCAACGCGTTGCGCAAGCAGCCCGGCACCGTGAGCGCTATCGACCGGGCTAAGCGCGAACAGCCACCTGGCCGGCGTAAGGCGATCGTGAAGTTGAAGGGCCAACAAGTACGCGACCGCCCTACGGGCGAGAAGGGAACTGACGCCTGATGGAGTTCGTCAACGTCACAACACAAGCCGAGCTCGACAAGGCACTCGAGGAAGGCAACGCCGTTCCTGTTGTCGTCGGCAATGGCACTTTCGAGATCCGATCAGGTTCTCCCGAGATCCACATAAAGGGGTCGTCGAGCCCGAGCATGGAGGCCCGGGGGTCGTCGAGCCCGAGCATGGTGGCCCGGGAGTCGTCGAGCCCGCGCATGGTGGCCTGGGAG